TACGTCGCGCGCCCAGATCAGGACACAGACCAAAGCCCATTCGCCGCAGAGGACGTGCTGCTATGAACACTTATTACATTACCGCTGAAGATCAGTATGGCCCGAATGCATACATCACGACGATTGATGGTCTGCGCGTCTGCGCAGGCAGTCGCCTGTCGTATCTCTTCGACCTTGAGACTCGTATCTCTGACAGCGTTGTTGCAAAAGCTGTTGATGCAGGTCTGGCTATCCGAGCCACACTCGAGACTGTGATCATCGAATGCCCCGACGGCTCATCATCGACTGAGGCATTCACGGCCTCTCTTGGAGAGGTGCGCAAGTCTGCGATTGTCAGATCCTATCAGAGTAATGGTGCTACGATGATTGAGTTTGATAGACCATACGCACTGGGGATTAAATAGATGACTAAGTGCCAGCACTGCGACCAGCCGCTTCTGCGAGCGATTGGCGGCAAGATTAAGTTAAGGAACAAGGGAGTGCTGGCCTTCTCTTTGGTTAAAGGTGAGCTCGTATGCGAGATGGTCTGTCCTCGCTGCAACAAGGACACTAGCGCGCCTGTGCGCTTGGATGACAGCGTGGCTGAGACTCTAGTCAAGTCTCTTAGGCCGCCACCTGTCACGTTCTACATTCGACCACCAAGCCCACCAGAAGATAGTTGATCTTGCCTTGCGATATTCATCGACATGGGGGATTGTTTTCACCTAGTCGATGAAAGGTAAACGCGCGCATGAAAGAACAAGTGAACAGTCCAGATCATTACCACGCTGAGTCTGGGATTGAGGTGATAGACGCAATCGAAAGCTGGACCCAAGATAAGGGTGAGGGCTTCATCATCGGGAACATAATCAAGTATGTCTCGCGGTGTCAGTCAAAGCAGAACAAGCTGACCGATCTAAAGAAGGCGCGCTGGTATCTCAATCGCTTGATTGAGCGACTTGAGAAAGAGGAGGGGCAGGCTGATGCAGGCGATGCTTGAGGCTTTTGTGTGGGCGGCAGGTGTGCTCGTTATCGCGCTCGCCATCGGCGCGATGCTCAGAGGTGCTGGCAGGCTCTTTGTGGATATGGCTGAGACTCTCTTCGGTGTAATCATCGGAGACTTGATATATGACCCTGAAGGTGTTCAGAGACAGCGCGACCATCAAGAGCCAGAGCCAGTCGAGGTTGCCGAGATTGATGAGGGTGCTGATCTTGCTGGCTGGTCTGCTGTGGAGCTGGTCAGGCTGGCTCAGGGATTGCAGCTGCTGCGCCTGATGGATCAGTCCAGATTTGACTTCGCGAAGTCAGATTTGAATGCTGGCTGCCAGACTCTCGCCGAAGCTGGCGACGGCGACGCGGCGAGCGAGCTCACCAAAGACGACGCGGCGAGCGCGTCGAGCGAGCTCACCAAAGACGACGCGGCGAGCGCGGCGAGTGAACCGCGCGAGTGAGGCGGCTCACTGTCCGTGTTGCCAAACGTAGATCGGGGCGGCCTTGACTTTCTGACCAGCGCAAAGGCCACAGTCGATACACTGAACGCCTCTGGTGTAATGAGGGCATTCAATCGCGTTGTCGCTTACCTCTGGAGCCTCATCACTATCGAGCATCACGCGAAAGGGTCGATAGCCTGCGCTGAGTGCCTCAAGCTCACCGTGAATGTCTTCGACTGATGCCATGAGATACTGAGCATAAAGAGGGTTAATCTCGCGCCAAAAGTGGCTGTAACCAGTCCACTTGCTGACAGCATCAACAATGCGCGCCATGTCATCAAGAGGGATGACTGAGGGGTCGCCGTAGGTTCCGAAGCGAACCTCACGCCCACTGATCGCCGCGAGTACCTCATCAAGCGTAGACCAGACATAAGCAGTGCTCTCGCCGTCAATAAGACGCTTGAGCGCGGCGCGCACGCTTAGCTTGTCCTTTTGGACATAGCACACGTCAACAAGTGGACAGTCTCCGCACTTAGCCCCGAACACTTTGCTATCGCTGATGGTCTCTTTGTCGATCAGATAAGTCTGGATCATCTCACCAGTCTTATCATTTGCAGACGGCTTAACAATGCAAGTGAAGACCAAGTAAAAGGTCGAATACTCGACAACCATCGAGTTGTGACGCTTGACTTTGCGCTTGGTGGCTTTCTTGGTGCCTTTTGGTTTTCTGGTTAAGAGCTTTGTCATCCGTCTCTCCATTGAGTCGTTTGTTCTGGTTCCTTATTGAACCCTCTCTTGTTGTATAGGATTAACTAAACAGAGTCAACATTTATTTCAACAAACCTGCATTTATTTTATTTGTGAGCAGCTCACCAGCAGAGCAGCGCAGCGCAGCGCAGAGCAGCGCAGCCGCTCCGACTTTATCGCTTCGCGAAGTCATTTCTTGACGAGCCGCGCCAGCGCCGCGCCAGCGGCGCGCCGCTGGCGGCGCGCCGCTCAAAGGATCAGCGAGGTCTCGCTCACTCCCCAGTAGAATGAGCCGCCAAAGTCGACCGCTGGCTCATCATCGTTGATCGCTTCATTGATCTCCTCTTCATCCCAGCCTCGATCTCTGAGGTTGTCAGCAAGCGCATCCTGTGCCTCTCTGACAGCCCTGTCGCAGTCTGCGAAGACTCCAAGATCAAACCTCTCACAATCGACCTCAATCCACGCTTGATAGAGCTTGAACGGCTCAAGAGTCGCCTCATCCCATCCCCAGTCTCCCACTCTGTCGCACTCGCTCATCACAACGTGCGCGGCCCTACTGGCCTGCTCTTCTGTGCGATAGACACCGACAGTCTCTCGCTCACCATCAGCTGTTGTCGCCCACGCTACAAATACCCTGTTATCGCTTGCGTTCATTATATGACCTCTTTGAGTGTTGTTATAGGGTGGTAACGTATGCCCTTCCACGTTCAGTGAGGCTTGCGCCTCGCTGGTCTTAGGCGAACATCTTTGCCAGCTCTTCAGCTTGCTCTTGAGCCTCTTGAGCTTGCTTCTCTGCGTGCGCTGTGAGAGCCGACTTAACCTCGCTCACGTTGAATGCTTGAGCCTCGATGTTGACGCTGTGGATCTTGCCCTTGCGCTGGAGCTTGGGAAGGTCTTGAAGCATATCCTCAACCTTTGCGGTCGCCTCTGGAACCGCGAGAGTTGCGGCCTTGAGCTTCTCTTGAGCATCCGAGTCACCAGCTGTCTTGCCAGCGTTGAGGGTGAGAGCCTCATTCATTGCGTCGAGTACCATCTGCGCCATCTCTGGGCTCTTGCTCGCCAAGAGGCCAAGCACAGCCTTGTAAGGCATCGCGATTGTGGGGACGTACTCCTCATCAGCCGCGACCTTGAAGCTGTAATCCATGATGAGCGCGACGCTTCCGCTGTGCTCCTCTTGCTCGCCTGTGTTGTTGTGGTGCAGTGCGCTGGTGTCGATACCAGTTGTGGTGATCTTGCTTAGTGCGATTGCCTGTGATGCAGAGAGTGGTGAAGTAATCTTGGTTGCCATGTTGTCCCCCTTTGGACTTGATGTGTTTGGCGGCTCTCCGTTGAGCCATGCTTAGGTTGTACAGTATTCTCTAAACGGCGTCAATATTTATTTTGACATTCTAGCATTTATTTTATTTTAGTAATCTTTTCGCGTACTTGCGGCAACGGTGAGAACAATGTCTCGCGTGAGCTGAACAACACCGCTGATGAGAATGAAGGTTCCGAAGCCCGCGAGAGTCCATCCGTACCAGTTGAGGAAAAGGATCATGGGAAGGATACCGAGAGTAGTTAGCTTGAACATTTGGCTCTCCATTGAGCTTGAGGGTTGGTGGCGATCTCGCCTCTTGTGTACAGTTATATCTAAACGCCTTTGGTCTGTCAATGTCTATTTTGACATATTTTGATTTTATTTTGAGTGAGCTCTTGGGTGGCCTCTCGCGAGCGAGCGCACGCGAGCACACGCGAGCACACGCGAGCACACGCGAGCGCGCGAGCGCGCGAGCGCGCTGGCGCAAATATGACTTCGCGAAGTCAATATTGAAGAGCCGCGCCGCTGGCGGCGCGCCGCCGCTGGGTCTGCTGGCGGCGCGCCGCGTCGCGCCTTGCGCTGGCCTTGCGCCTCAGATCACCCAGATATAAGCCCAGAGGAGCACAAATGGGATACAGAGGGCCGCGACCTTGATGATGAAGCCGATAAGGCTAAAGAACCTCTCGAGAACCCAGAGGAGCGCGCCAAAGGGAATGTCGAATGCGATAAGGATAAATATGTCCATAGTGATGTAGCTTTCTTGCTGTTCAGTTTAGGGCTCTGTTGCCCTGTTGAGTTGTTTGATGAGCTCTATTGCTCAGTGCGTGTATAGGTTATACTAAACGATAACTGACCTGTCAACAATAGTATTCACAAATGACGAAAATATTTTGACGGGATCACATTTGGCCGCCGACAGTCGGGCCAGATAAAGTTTTATGAAAATACTTTTCGCAATGAAAACAGGCACTTACGCTCAATATGCTCCACTTTGTCAAAATAAATGTTGACGGTGTTTAGTTATTCCTGTACAACATTAACAGATCGGACGAGCAGTGGCTCAAGCCGACATATCTTTGACACTCCGAATAAGGACTTAAGCATGAACTTTAATGCTGACATGGAAACTTTTGGCCAGCGTATCGACGCTTCCACTAACTTCTCACTTCACATTGAGATCTCTGATGAAGAGCGCGCAATGCATATCATGTACGAGTGGCACCGAGACTCTGATGCTGTGACACGCGCCAACGTCAAGGTGTTCAAGCGAGAGCTCGCTAAGGTCGACCCAGACGAGACTCACTGGTCTATCCATGAGTTTAACCACTGGGCCTGTGGATGGACCGCAATCTTGATTGTGACTCCAGATACAGCGGCTTACACAGCGGCTTACGAGATGCACTGCGCAGTCTCTGACTACCCTGTACTTGATGATGAGATGATTGGCACTTGCGACGCTTGCGAAGCACTCTACTTGAGAGAGGATGATGCAGTCGAGACTGAGCAAGGGACTTACTGCTCTGAGCACTGTCGAGATGAAACTGAGAGTGAGGATTGCGCTGAGTGTGGTCACCAGACTCCGAGTGACGAGATCATTTGGCGAGGTGAGACACCCTACTGTGATGAAGAATGCGCTGGCTGTCATCAAGAGACCTAATCACCGCGCTCGATGAAAGGACGAGCGAGAGAGCAAGCTGAGTTGAGAGAGCAGATGAGCCCACACCTAGTGTGGGCTTTTCTGTTTGAGCTGGCCGCGCTGGCCGCTGGCGCGCCGCGCCAATAATGACTTCGCGAAGTCGTTTCTGGCTGCTCGAGCTGCGCCCGAGCTGAGCTGCTCTGATCAGCTCTGATCAGCTCTGATCAGCTCTGATCAGCTCACCAGATAACATCGGCGCGCTCGCGCGTACATGGGCTCGCGTGGGCTCGCGTTGAGAGGCCAGCCTTGAAAATACTTTGTGCTGTAAGTGCTTGTAATATAACAGCTTTTAAAATACTTGCACGAAATGTCAAAATAAATATTGACAGGGTGAACAGTGTTAGGTAAAACCTATACATGAGCAACGGAGCTCACAACCTTAACGGCTCACCGAGAGCCACCAAACATAGGAGCCAACATGGCAACCAACCTCCCCCCCCAGTTTTCAGCCAAGCTCGCAGAGCGTATCCGCAACCTCGCGGCCCAGTTTGAGATGAAGGTCCTCGCTGACTACGTCATCACCAACGGCGACTATAGCGTGACCATCATCGCGCTCATGAGCACGACCTATGATTTGACTGGAGTCGGCCTCTCATTCGACGATCACGGTCACTTCACCTGCACCTACTATGACGACTACTACGCAGAGGATGACGCGAAGCGTGTCGTGTCCGTCACTGGCCTTGAAGACAACTTCCGCCACAACTTCGCGACACTCACCAGCGGCGACGCTGAGAAGGTTGAGTGGGTCCTCGATTGGAAGGTTCGCAAGCTCAAGCACTTCCTTCTCAACGACACCTAAGAGCGCACCTAGCGCGACGCGCTGGGCCTCTTGAGGCTCGCGCCTGATACCGACCGCTGAGCGGTCTCGCCTAGCAAGCGAGGCCGCTCTTTCTTTATGCGCGCGGCGCGCGCTGGCCGCGCCGCCGTTCCTTAACGCTTCGCGAAGTCATTTTTTAGCCGCGCATCAAGCTGGCCAGATCGGCTAGAACCTCTGGCCTCATTGTGTGAAACAGGTACGCGCCAATGTCCTGCCCGTAATCATGGTCCTCTTTGGTGTGAAGCCCAGCGAACACGCGCCCCATGCCGATTGTGTCTGCGATTGCATTGAAGGCCACAGCGCGATGGGGGAACACCTCGCTGAAGATGAGCGCGAGCAAAGCGGCTTGCGCTGAGTGACCGCTTGGGTAACTAGGAGTCTTCGCACTGTCAGAGTCGATGAGCGGCTTGAAGCCACCCATGTATTTGGTGACGACTTGCGCAGGGCGCGGATAGTTGTGTTTGTACTTTTCCTTCAAGATGATGGTCGCCGACTCATCCAAGACGCGCGCAAGAGCCTTGTATGCAGCTGGGCCATTTGTCAGCCCTGTTGTGTGGATGACTAGATCAATGAATGCCTTAAGCAAGTCAATGTCAGCCTCCAGATCCAAGCCTCGAGGCTTCACCAGCTTGGACAGGAAGACCGTATCTTGAGCCTGAGCTCTCATCGACATTGGGTCTTGAAGATTGTCCTGATGTAGCCTGACATTTGACGCTGTAACCTCATCAACACTAAATACGTTGACCTCTTGCTTCATTATCTTGAGGTGGGACTCGGTGGGCTCCCCATAGATCATTGGTTCGTTCATGTTGCCTCTCTAGGTGTTTGATATTGCTGGCTTCGCTAGAAATGTTTCAAATAGTGTTGACAGCGTTTTGTGATCGCTTTACGGTCAGAAGCACGATGAGCGATCAGGCTCAAACTTATCACGACGCACAGCGCGTCACAAAGCTAGGAGACGTTATGCGACGCACGACACGACTCAACCCTCATTCAGCTCTCGCCATGTTCAGCCTCTCATTCAGGACTCTCTGTGAGGAGCTGGAGCAGCCAGCTCTCAACTATCGCGAGACTTATCACAAGTATGGTCGCTCGCGTGTACCGATGTGGGGATACAGCAACCCTCTCATCGGTCGATCAGTCTTGGTCGATCCCATCGGCGAGCTGATCTTCGTCAACTCAGGCGGCCACAAGCGCACAGAGGCTCTCTTCTCTCAGGAGTCACTCGGCACGATGTACAGCTGGGCTAACAGCCCCAGCCTGCATGAGCAGGATGAGGCCATAATGTCGAAGGCGCGCGCCGCTCTCGGCTGGCTCAAAGGCGATGAGTTAAGCACACCCTAAACACAGCAGGGCATTCTAAGCCCTTGATCTGTAAACACTTTCACAAAGGCTGGCCTAAAGGCTGGCCTTTTCTGTTTTGTCTGGACTAAACAGGCGTCGCAAGCATTTGATCTGAAAGGACTTTCACAAAACAGCACCTATTTATATATAAACAGGGTGCGCGCCACAGTTGACAGGGGCAAAGAAACGCTTGCCTTTTGTTCAACTTAATGGTTAGATAAGGTCACATAGAGGCTTAAATGGACACCTAGAGTGGCCTGAGAAGCGACAAAGCGCACAAAGGGTATATCATACCCTTAATCTCTCTCAGGAGTCCTCTATGCAGCAAATAACAATCGGGACAGGCATCCTTCAAGTCTTTGAGAAGGGTCAAGGTAAGAAACGCATCAAACTGCGCGGCATCATCTCGACGGAACATCGTGACCGTCAAGGCGAGGTCATCTTACAGCGCGGCTTGGACTTTAGACCGTTCCTTGATTATGGGTGGTTCAACGACAACCACAGCGGAAACTCAAACGACGTGCTGGGTTATCCTGAGCGCGTATTCAAGACAACAGTCAAAGGTCCAAACGGTGAGACCGTTGAGGCGACTGCTGTCGAGGGATACTTACTGCCCACGACTCGAGGCAAAGAGTTGCTTGAGCTCTCAAAGGCTCTTCAGGGCGACCCTCGACGTTCTCTGGGGTTCTCAGTTGAAGGCCAAGTGGCAGAGCGCGACAGCGACGACAACTCGATCATTACGAGAGCAGTCATCAAGAATGTCGCGATCACTCACGTTCCCGTTAACCCGAACACCACTCTTCAAGCTCTCGCAAAAGGCATGACCGCAGGCTCCATCTCCGCATTGATGCCAGAGAGTCTTGAAGGGTCTCTGAAATACAACCCTATCATTCGGGCTAGTGTCATAGCCCGTAACCATCCACAGGAGAGTGATATGAAGCAAAGCACGACAGATTATCTCTCCATGTTTAAGATGATGCCAGAGGAGGAGCGGAAGGCCATGATGGACGCCTACGCTTCTTTCAACAAAGGCAATGAGTCGTCTGACATGGACATGATGAAAGAAGAGCAGCCGTCTGAGATGAGCGAGCTTGAGAAGATGCAGGACGCGATGGATCGAGAGCTTGGACTTAAGAAGTCTGAGCCCAAAGAAGAGCCAGAAGCCAACGCACCTCAAGAAGAGCGACCTCCTCAAGAAGACCTCGAGGAAGACGCAGAAGAGACTGGCGATGAGGAGAGCACCGAAGCTCTGCTCAACAAAGGCATGAGCGTCATCGAGCAGGCTGTAAGCACCGATCTCGACATTGCTGATCTAACCCAGTACCTCGCAGAAGATGCCGACATTCAGAGCGCAACTGAGATTGATGCCTCTGGCTTCCTGAAGTCTCTCGTTGACGGCAACAGCGCGAGCCTCAACGAGATTGCAAAGAGTCTCGGGGACTTTAGCCAGCAGCAACGAGCAACCAACCTGACCATCCTTGCAATGGGCAAGATTGTTCAGTCACTACAGACCCAGATCTCTGACCTCTCTAAGAGCGTGTCTGCTCCCGTTCGTGCGAAGGGCGCGCTCAATGCGCCACAAGCGCAGGCGATGCAGAAGAGCTTTGAGGGTCAGGCTCAGGGTGAAAGTCTCACCAAGTCTCAGGTCTTGAACAACCTTCAAGCGAAGCTGGTCAAGAGCATGGACAACCCTCAACTCTCTTCACAAATCACTGACGCTATCATTCGCTACGAGTCAACAGGCTCAATCTCAGACGAGATGATGGCTCTCGCTACTAAAGCATAAGAAAGGTTTATCAAGATGCTTACCGACAACTACGGCAGCGACTTTCACGGGTTCGGCAACGGCTCGATGCATCAGATCGCTGAGCTCCAGAAAGCAATGACAGCAGGTTCTGGTTCTGCTGGTGTCACTCATGGCGCGCAGACAGCTGGAGCCCTCGCTCCTCTCATGCCTGAGTCTCTCGAGGCTACTCTCAAGGTTATGACTTACAGTGAGAAGCAGATTAAGTTCTGGCGATCACTCTTCAAGTCACAAGCTACGAACACCGCTGAGGAGTACAACCGACTCCATCAGGTGGGTACTGGCAACAGTGCATTCATCAGCGAAGGTGCTCTCCCTGAAGAAGAAGACAGCACCTACAGCCGCGAGATCACGATGGTTAAGTTTCTCGGCACCACTCGTCGAGTAACACACGTCGCGTCTATCGTTAAGACCGCTGGTATCCAGAACGCTATCGCGCAAGAGACCAAGAACGGTACGCTCTGGCTCATGCGCCAGATCGAGCACTCCCTCTGGTACGGCGACAGCAGCATCATTCCTGAGCAGTGGGACGGCTTCCGTAAGCTCATGCTCGACGGTGGCTCAATCGTGTTTGACATGCGCGGCGCGCCGCTCACTCAGGACGTAATCAACGGGCTCTGTGGTGTTGTTCGTTCTGCTCCTAACTACGGACAGATCGACACCCTCTGGACTTCAATCGGTGTTAAGTCTGACCTCGCTAACATCATTCGCGGTGACCAGCGCGCGATGTACGGTGCCGTCGTCACTCTCGGCAACCGCATCGACACGATGGAGACCCAGCATGGCACTCTCAAGATCGAAGACTCTGTCTTCATCCGTGAGGGTACTAAGGCTGAGCCTAACGGTGTCGGCAACAGCGCGAAGCGACCTGTCGCGCCAGCAGCTGTCACTCTCACAAACAATGCTGGTAATATCGCTGGCTCTCTCTTCAAGGATGCTGGTGATGGTGTCGGTGGTGTCACTGACCTCTGCCGATACGCTTACCGCGTTGTCGCGATCAACAAGTTTGGACGCTCAACACCAGTTGACGCAGTGCTTGGTGGCGTGACTCAAGTTAACGGCAGCGTTGATATTGCGATCACTGGCGGCGCAGGTGTTAAGCCTTCTGGCTTCATCCTCTACCGCACCAAGAACAGCGACGGCGCAGCTGGTGCTCACGACGCAGCGAACGCTGTTGAGATCGCGCGCATTGCTGCCGACAGCAACGGCAACGGGACCTTCACCGACCTCAACATCGACCTTCCTGCTTGCAGTGATGTGTTTGGCCTCGAGAGCGATCCGAACACTCTTGGGTTCAAGCAGCTCGCTCCGTTCACTCGCATTCCTCTCGCGACCATCGACACCTCGATCCGCTGGATTCAGGTTCTCTATGGAGCACCCGTTCTGTATCGCCCACGTCACAACTTCGTGATCCGCAATGTGGGCCGATCTAGCAGCAGCCCAATCGTCACTCCTAGCATTATCGGCTTTGAGTAAGATATAGCCTGCTGATCGCCTAAGAATGGGTGGTGTGGAAGCACCACATTCGTGAGTAGCCCACATCACCTTGAGGCCCACATGGCTTTGAGAGTGATTGTGGGCTATGTTATTATTTGGACACCAGATTGGAGTGAGATATGTCGAAACTTCGCTATAAATATAAGGGTTCTGCCCAGCACCTCGTCGGAACAGGGGTGACCCTCTGCTTTAATGAAGGCTCAATCATCATTGAGTCAGACGGGACATTTGATTGCCCTCTTGAGCTTGCAAGCACACTTGATGCGCTGCCTGATTATGAGCGCATCTCTGAAGAGCCTGCACCTGAGCCGCCAAAGAAGAAGGCAGCCGAACCTAAAACAGAGCCTAAGCCCGAGCCAGCGCCAGAGCCTGAGCCAGAACCTCAGCCTGAGCCAGAGCCTCAGCCCGAGCCAGAGCCAGAGCCAGAGGTGAAGCCTGCGCCGAAGCGTCGCCGTAGGAGAGCCACCAAATGACCATGTATAACCAGAGCGTGCCTAGCTCAAGAGCTACACAGCGGATCAGTCCAGCTGAAGCTACATCAAGGACCTTTGACCCACGCACCAATGCACAGGTCACCAAAGAGGTGAGAGGCACCCCGTACTATCAGTCAGCCTTAAAGCTGGATGCAGACGGGGCAGCAGCAAACACAACTTTTAATGTTGAGCTCCACAGCTCAGTCTGCATCTACGCGAAGCCAGACGCTGGAAACACGTTCGCGTCATGTGGAGTAAAAGTTGAGGCGCTGACTCAGCTTGGTGACTACGTCATCCTCTTTGACAACAACGCAGTCAATGCGATGGAAGAGGTGCGAGTCTTCACTGGCCAGCGCAAAATCAAAGTGACCTTCACTCTCCAAGCTGGAGAAAAGGGCTCGCTCTTTGTAGGTGGAGAGTGACATGAACGAAGACGGAAGACTCGACTCACAAAGAAACTCCTACAACGTAGCTGGTGTTCAAGTCGCCAATCCCCAAAAGACTGGCGATCTAAGTATCGGGTCATCCGACAGAGACCCGACAGGCAGGGTCATCTCTCGCAACCTTGAGCTGCCTGTAGATGGCTCTGGTAACGCGATTGATGGATACGTTCTGACTTCAGACTCTACCGACTCAACTCATGGTCTTGGCTGGCGAGCTCCAATCGCGCAGGTGTCTGGGACTCCTGACAAGCTCGCTGGGTTTGGGGCATCAGGTGGACTTGAGACCAAGAGCAATCTTGAGCAGGACAACAAAGGCTTGACCATTGGCGCGACTGATGTTTCCCATGCTCAGCTTCAGATCCAATCAAACGAAGCAGGCTTTGGGAACAACACGCTCACTATCAAGACGGAGTCATCTCAAACTGGCCAGCGGTTTGCGATTGTCACTGACCCACTGAGCGGATCAAACACGACACCTCAACGTCTTTTGGTAAACGGCAACGTCGCACTTGAAAGCACAGAGCCAAACCACACTCCGATCAACCGAAGAGTCGACACAGTTATTGTAAGGTCCCTGAACGATATAGCGCAGCTTGAACAAGCATCAGGCTTGTGTCTTGCACACTTCGTGAACGGAGGCTCGCACACTTCAGTTGATACTAACGCTCGAGTAATCTCGCTGCCGTCTAACACCCTCGATCAGATACAAGCTCTCCCAACATTGCTGGCCAATGAGTTCTCGTCACTGGCGAGCGCGCTCGGCTCACCTCCAAGTGCGCTGCACGCTGACACTTCGCTGTCGATGCTGATCGACAATGCGATTGCCTACTGTCATGAGGACGACTCATATTACGTCTACTCGCAAAGTACCAATCAGTTTGTAAAGCTGACCACTCAATCTGATGTGAGCGCGATTGGTGCGATGACAGCGGTCGAGTCTGCGGCAATCACAGTTAACCTCAGCGGCGGCCAATCTTCTGACATTACTGTAACCGACATGTTCAGCTTCGGAACGGTAATGAAGGTTAAGGCTGTCGGCAGCTCGAGCCAGAGCTCAGACGTAAACGTGAGGCTTGAGTTTTATAGGACTTCAAACTTTGCCAACGAGGACTACACGGGCCAGATCGAGATTGTCGTGAAGCCTAACCAGACGACTTACGCTTGGGCCTCAGTGCCAGTTGAAGATGATGCTGGCACTGGGTCCATTTATGTTAAAATACAGAACATCACCCAGACGACAGCCCTTACAGCTGACCTCCAGCTCAAGGGTGCAGGAGTTTAAAATGAAACGCTTCATGTTGATCTTGACGCTCACGATCATCCCCCTCTCGGGCCATGCGCAGGCACCTGACGCTGGGCCACCGAATAGGATCGAGCAAGAGCTCAGCCAGATCATCGACAATCCATCTCAAGAGGCTATCGCACTGAATGAGCGCATCGAGTCGCTGCTTGTGCGGAGCAAAGAGCTGCACGCTCAGGTTAAGGCTGCGAAGCAGTCTAAGTCAGCAACAGAGATTGCTCTGGCACTCTCTAGCCTGCTCTTTCTCATTCTTGCTGCACTGAGAAAGACGCTTGGGCGCGAAAAGCTCAGCGGCAACAAAGTTCGACTCGCCTGTCTCATCACTGGAGCCGTTGCATCGCTTCTCGGTTACTACGGTGGAGGATACGGCGCAGTAGAGTCTCTCCAACTCTTCATGGCTGGTCTTGGTTCAATGGCAATCAACGAGTCAATCAAGATCGCTAAACCCACCAAGAAAGGCTAAATGAATAATGTCCGTTCGTTTATATAAATACGGGAATGACATTGAGCTGCGCGTCCAGTATCCCCATCAAAATACTGGCATCGCTCAGAACAATCATACCCTCACGCTCTACCAGATCACGTCCTCAGCCAACGGCACAGGGACTGAGACTGCGCTTGGCCTCACCAGAGGCACTAACTACTTCGTTAGTGAGATCTCCAGCACTGGTATCTATCGCGTCCACATCGACAGTGGGGTCTTCACCAACGACCCTGCCAATAACAGCCTCCCACTGCTCTTCTATGGAAGCATTACGGAGTCGGCAAACGGCGCGACCGTCAACATTCCCCAGTTTGAGATTGTTCAGCTAAGCAACGACGATCTCAATACTGAGGTTCTGGCTATCAAGGCCGACCTGAACGCTGAGATTGGTACGGCGTTCAATAACTTTAACGCATCGGTAAACAGTGTCGCCACCGCGCTCAAGGCCATCTGGGACGATACCAACGACATTCAAAACACGATCTGGAACGAGGTCATCACCTCGACCCAGCACTCCGTCACAAACAGCGCAGGGGCTCGGCTCTATGCGCTGAGCGAGACTTGGGCAAGTGGTGGAGCCAATGAGACGCTCCTCAGTGAGCTCCATACTCGCTTAGGTACAACGACCAACACCACTGGCACCAGTACCGTATTTGGGCTTCTCAACGAGATCCTCGCTGACACTGGGACCACGCTCGACAACCTCATCGGCTCACCTGCCAACGGGAGCCTCGCAGCTGACATTCTGGATGCCAAGACCTCGCTGACAACTGATGTTGCAGGAGTCCAGACTGATACAACGTCCTTGCTCACAAGGCTCGGTACTTCGTCGATCTCGACTCATGCGAGTGTAGCTGAAGATACGAAGCTCATTTATGACGATCAGGTCGCCCTTCAGGCTGATGCGACGACCTTGCTCTCAAGGCTTGGGACTTCAGCAATCTCTGGCAACACTACGGTTGCTCAGGACACGCTAGACATCTTTGATCGCATTGGTGTACCTGCTGGTGGCAACAACATCAGTGATGACCTCGCCTCAGCGCGCACCTCGCTCACCACCGATGTTGCGAGTAATAAGACTGACTTGACAACGCTGCTCTCTCGCTTGGGCTCAGTGACGGACTCTGCCTCTCTCGGTCAGACGATGTTCGGAGCGATCAAGTACATCGCGCAGCAGTCTCAGATCATTCAGGGTGGCACCACCGCTCCTGCTCGAGCTGAGGTTCAGTTCCCGACTCACATCTTGGCTCCTCAAGGTGTGTCGGCCAAGTACATGAAGCTCGCAGTCTACAATCGCAATAACCAGAACCAGCTTGAGCGTCCTCGCGCGCTCGGCGACGATGGGACTCAGGTTAATGCTCGCTTTACGTTCAACAGTGATGCGATGGATGCAAGCCAGAACGGCGCGCAGCTTACGATCACGATTGGCGGCGCGACTGAGACTTGGACCTTCTACGAGTCAGGCATCAATGGCACCACCTACACGTCAGGTAAGGCAGTTGGCGCGTCAGCTGGCTTCTTTGTGTATTCTGCTAGTGCAGGCAAGACTGCCTATCAGTTTATGAAAGAGGAGGGGCTCAGCCTGCTTCAGCGGTTCAGCGAGCTCCCTATCGTGTTTGAGTTTGAGGATGCAAACAGCAGCAACCTCCTGCTTTGCCCGATGGACTATAGTCAGGCTGTCACCTTGACGTTCACCGCAGCGTCGCCGTCTGGCTCTGCGTTCATCAGCGCGGTTGTCAACAGCACCGCTGTTGCAGGTGTCGGTCAGCTCTTCCTTAGAGTCCTTGTCGACGGAGTCGTGGCCACAGGCCGACTCTTCAAGGACGCATCAGGGAACACCGCAGCCGATGCCTCAACTGCTGCCAACTCGAGCAATGATGGTAATCTCGGCAGGTCTGCACCAGCAAACTCTTACTCGGCAATGATCGGTCAAGAAGGCGTTGGTCAGTTCTTCCTTTACTACAAGGTCTCGGCTGGACAGACTGAGAATGTCACGTTTGAGGTCTACGGTCTTGATAAGAACAAGGTCGAGGACACTCTTGATGGTGCGGTTCCGACTGACTCTATCGAGTCTGTTATTATCGCTAGTCACCACACAACTGTGCAGACTCAGAGCCTCGCTGGCATGGGTGTTGCCTTCTAGGAGAGTATGATGAAAGACGCAACCAACAGCCCACAGTCGGGCTATAAAATAGTCTCACCTCAAGCCAATGCATGGGGCAAGAGATCTGATGCCGTCGACCACATCATGGACAACGCAGAGAGCATTCCTGCGTATTCTCAGATCGTCGATATGTCGACTGGCAACCGCTTCAACCTTCTCGGTGAGCGGTTGCACATTATGAGTGAAGAGACTTGGTCTCAGCTCAACACTATCTTAGTCCTCTGCTTTATCGCGTCGAGCACAGAGGCTCCCCAAAGGGATGCCGTTCTTTTGATGCTCCGCTCTCAGCTTAATGACCTGCTGTCAACACTGCCCAAGTCTCATCAAGATGAGGTGGTTGAGAGAGCCATGCGTCTTATGTCTCAGCAAGGTGATGAGGACAAACCCATCGAAGACCTTTTAGAGCCTAAAGAGAGTGAAGCATGAGCCTAATCAACCTGAACCTAAACAATAAGAACACCTTGATGTTCGCCACCAGCGCGGTTGGCAACTTCACGATCAACGTCGCCATCACTCGGCTTCTTGATACGAGCTCATCCTCTTTCAATGGTCAAATCTTGACCATGTCTGAGGTCAGTATGCCCAGCGGTCACATGAGGGTGTTCTTGGCAGACTTCACGCCTCTCCAGTCAGGCAGCTATATCATCTCATACTTCGGTGTGAATGAGCTCGGCGAGGTGCTCACTCATGTTCAGCGCGGAGTCGTCGGCTCCTCTGCTGGAGGCGGCGGCGGCGCATCAACTGGCGGCGCAGTGGGAGTCGGCCTGTGACAGCAGCCACCAGATCAACTGCTTCGGTCTTCCTGCCCACGTCGCTGCAAGCCGTGTTTAATCACAACGGGGCAAACCAGCGCGTCGAGGTAGAGAGCGTTGTTGTGCGCAACAGCGAGGGACAAACCGTCTTCGTAGCTAGTGGATCTGATGTTTACCGCAAGCCGAACGGGGCCTATGAGGTAATATTACCATCAGGGTTTCCAGCTGGTAAATACACTGACACTTGGTCAGTGCGCGGTCTTTCCTCTCCATTCAGGCTGGACACTATTCTTGGTTTCACCATCAGGACAGACCAGCATCACATCATCATAAGAGAGGATTATTAAGCATGGCTGTTACTAGAGCTGAAGCGGTTACAGGTCTGCCGATAGAGCTTGCGCTCGTCTTAAATGAGGGTGGCGAGCCGCTGGATATATTTGAGGTTGTTCGCGTTGAGCTCTTCGACGCGAGCGACATGTCGCTGCTGCGCACTTATACTGGCGCAAACATCGTTCAGCGCGACGTGGGTCAGTATTACATTGTAACTGATACCTTTGACTCAACAGTGGTTCTCGTTGACCGATGGACCTATCGAGAGGGTGCTGGCACTGATACCACGACAGTGCAGTTTAGCACAGCGGTGGTCTCTCCAGCAGTCAGCGACAGGCTCGTTGGCATGGGTGTCGGTATTCAGTACCTGAAGACCAACTATCTCTTCGGCTTGGACCTGAGCGATGATGACGGCAATCCGTTTCCAGATGAGATGTTCATCAGCGCAATCAGGTACGCGACCTCATTCCTTGAGAAGAAGCTAGACCTCCTGCTCACTCCGCAGGAGGTTGTCGAGACGCACGACTATCACGTTGAGGATTACA